TCACGCCTCTTTGGCTGCTTCGTGCAGGCCGAGCTGGGCGATGTCGTCCACGTCGACGTGGTCGTAGATATTCGCTGTGGTCGTGATGCTGGCGTGTCCCATGAGATATTGCGCGGTTTTCAGGTCGACGCCCTGACGGCGTAGGTTGGTGCAGTAGGTGTGCCGGAGATAGTGCGGCGTGATCGCCGGGTCGAAAGCGTGCTCGATGATCTTGTTTCGGTACAGCTTGGCACCGGCCTCCCTGTCGCATGCGCGGTGGAAGCTGCCCCACATGCGGCGCAGATGGGTGAGCGTGAGCATCCTGCCGTTTTGCCCGTGGAAGAAATAGCGGCCGGAGGTGTCCAGCTGTGCGAGCAGCGCGGGCGGCATGGGCAGGTACCTCTCCCCTGCCGCTGTTTTTGTGGCTTTGCGCTTGGCCTGATTGCCCTCGGCGTAGGTGACGGCGCTGCTGATCCGCAGCATCGTGCCGCCCTTGCACAGGTCGGCCTTGCCGATCGGTACGGTCTCGCCGCGCCGCAGGCCACAGTCCAGCATGAGCAGCACCCACGGCCCCGCCCAGTGCCGGGCGGCCACCTTGCGGACGAGCGCTTCCTCCTCCCGGGTCAGCGCGCGCCGCGCTGCCTTGCCGGTCGCGGTGTTCTCAATGCGGCGGCATGGCGTGACCTCGATCAGACCATTGATCTCGGCCTGCTCGAAGATCTGCCGCAGCGTGTACAGGATCTGCCGCACCGTGCCCTGCGCCAGCGGCTGGCCGTCCTCGCGCCGGGCATCGTTGACGAGCTGCTGCAGGTGGTAAGGCCGCACGGCGGTCAGCGCCATAAAGCCGATCACCGGCAGGATATGGCGGCGCAGGTTGGTCTCGTAGTTGATGCGCTGGCTCGCGCCGATCTTCGGCTCTTTGTAGGTGTGATACCACTGCCACGCCCACTGCTCGACTGTGAGCGACCGGCCGACGATCTGCACGCCGTGGGCATTGAGGTTTTGGTAGTAGCGCACCTTTTGCTCAAAGACCGCTTTGTTGTTCTCGCGGATATACTTGCGGATCGGCTTGCCGTCCGGCTTATGCCCGACCGTGATCGCCTTGACGTATTTGTAGGTGTATTTTTTCTTGGGCTTTTCGGGCATGGCGGTTATTCCTTCACCAGCTTTTGGTTTTCTGCGTCCCATTTGTACTTTTCTGTTTGCTCTTGATAATCGTTATTTGCAAAGCGAAATACCAGCTTTATACCTTCGCCGGTAATATTATCGATGCCAAGGCTGCAGTAATATTGGTATTCTTTAGCCGTCATTTCGAGCTTGTCTTTATCCGTATTATCAAGTTTTCCCCACTTTGCTTCACAAAATAAGATGTTTTGGTCGGAAGAATCGTTATAGTTCCCGTGGAGGAAAGCAATTGCCCGTTTGTGAATCAGGATATCCGGACGTCGCTCGCTGTTAGAAGAGTCGGTTTTTGAATCCGACCCATGCCTATTGTATTCACAGTCCACTCGGTAACCTGCTAATTCAAAGCGCTCAAAGTCTATGCCGGTGAGATTGTGTCGTAATTGATCGCGCAGGTGCATGGCAAAACGAGTGGTCAGCGCAGCTTCATGCACATGAATGTTTTCCGGGTTGCAGAATAATTCGTTGTCGTAACGGTATAAGCTTTTCAGTGCTGCAAGGATATATTTCTTGAGGTTCTTTTGCATGATTTCTGCGATGTCGTGTTCTGTCATTTGCGTTCGTGGTGCTCCTTTCTGAAACAAAACATTTGTTCGGTTTGCAGGGGCGTAAAAATGCAGACCACAAGAGAATGGTGTTCGGTTGTGGTCTGCGGGTTGATTAGAGGATACCGGCTTCGGCGTCGTCGACGGCATCCCAGAAGTCATTCTCATTTACGATGACAACATGGGCACCCTGCTTGCGCAGGTTCATCGCTTCTTCGATTTTACGGCCATAGCAGGCATACGCCCAGCATGGATTGCCGGAGTTGCCGACAACGAGGTAATCCGTCTTGCTGGAAACAGATTTTTTCGCCTTTCCGCCAAGTTCGGTCACCTTATCAAGCAGGTCTTTCCGCTGGCCGCGGTTGAACTCGCCGGTAAAGCAGAAGGATTTGTCTTGAAATGTGATCTCAGGACAGGACGCGCAGATACCGGCAACGCAATATTGCTCGCGCAGGTTGACGTATTCCTGTTCGGTCAGGTTCAGCGAGTCCTTAAACTCGATGATCGTGCTCAGAAAGGCCAGCAGTGTATTGCGTTCGTCCTCCGTGATTTTATGATCGGCCATAATGGAGGAGAGCAGGCTGTTGATCTCGTCGAAAGGATATGTACCGGCCAGAAAATCATTGGCGTTGATCCACGCATACAGTGCTTTAATTTCTGCATCGCCTAACGTGTTGTCGGCCATCATGCCATGGATCATGCCGGCAAGGAACTGGATCGACGAGGTGATCTCGTCGTAGTATTTCCCGCTGGAGGCAAAGCTGCTGCACACCCAAAGGATATCCTTGGACTCTTCCTCGGTAATCACGCCATCTGCACAGGCGTTTTCTATGATAGGGAGGATCTCGGAGAAAGGGTGACGGTCGCGCAGCGGCGCATGCAGCTCGCACCAGTGGGCAAGTTCTGCGATCTCGTCAGTCTGCACGGTCGTGTCGGTAGCGATGCCTGCAACGATACCGCGCAGCATATTGATCGCTTTGTGCAGCTCAGCAGGGCCGGTAAACATACGATAATCCTGATCCATAAATATCCCCCTTAAAGATTGACAAATTTAGCCAACTTTGTATAATGGTGTTGGAGGATTGTGTGAAACACTCCACCTTTGCCCGTTCCGGTGCGTCACCACTGGGGCGGGCGCTTTTTGTGTCCAAATTGAACACCTGTATTTTGTGAATTTTTACTATATATTGAAATTGCTCTTGCCAAACGTCAAGATAAAGTGTATTATTGGGAATACAAACGCTTGTTCGGTTTTTGGAAGGAGCGAAAGCATGACGGATCGAGAAAAACAACTGATAGAGCTGATACGGAAATCAAATGATCCGTCTGCCGCGATGGAGAAGGTCATGAATTTTCTTTCTTCTGATCAGTCTCCAGCATCCGAAGCGCGGCCTCCTGCAGAGCAGGAGAGACTTTCCTGAAGCGCCTGAGGAGTTCGGCTTCCTCCGTGCTTAGTCCTGCGTCCTCATAAGAGGGCGCTTTTTTTATGTCTGTATTACCAAGGATGTAGTCGATGGATGTATTAAATATCTTTGACAATTCACGAAGTGCATCCAAATCCGGTTCGGATCGGCCAGTTTCCCATGTGGACACGGTATTTTGTCGGACTTTAAGCTGATTCGCAAGGTCAGCTTGGAGAATACCGGCTTCCAAACGAAGTTCTTTAATCCTGTTCATTGTTCCACCTCGTCAATATCATATCACAAAAAGTAATATCAAAAAATATAGAGCACAAAAAACAGAATTTCCTATTGACATATCACTGGTAATGATATATAGTAAATATCACAAAGAATGATTTTGTATGGAGTAAGTGATATAAGGAGGTGAGAACTTGAAAAGGCCAAAGAAAGAATGGGATGGTGGTGTGCCTGATTGGGCTTGGGGTATTACATGGGGGATTATGGCTTTGGCAATTCTATTAACCCTAATTCTGATAGTAGTGAGACTCCTGCAATAACAAGAGCAATTAAAGCGATTGCCGTGGTAATAGCATACCGTATCAATTCAGCTCTTTTTTCTGCGGCGATATCAGCTTTTCGTTCAAAGTAGCATCTGCCGCTATCGGTCAGGAAAATTGCCTTAAAGGAGCTTCGGTCTACAGAGCGATAGGTTATATATCCCATCCCGCATAATACGTCGACCACCTCCTGAGCATCAATTTCTTGAGGTAGCCCGTGGTGGTATAGATAATCTGGCTGAATATAAGTGCTTTTCTTGTGTTGTGCGTGGAAATCAATGATAGCACGCATCGCGATATCGCGATTCTTTTTTGAAATCATATCTTTCCCTCCATTCTGTTTCATGGTAACACATGGACTGGGAAAGGGCAAGAAAGCGATAAGTAGGTGAGAGAGGATGCTTTTTAAAGTTCTGGCGTTGCTTGTTTCGATAGCCGCGTTGTTGTTGGCATTGGATGAATGGATGTATATGCGTGCACTTCAAAAGAAAAACCGAGAGGAGGAAGACGAGGAATGGCATGTCTCGTGGTTTCATTGATGGGATTGTTTACTGTACTTTACTGCCGAAAGCTTATTCGCAATCTTTTTGGCCCATGGTGATAAATGCTCGCGTTTGATGTCATCGTGCAGGATGTGGATGACTTTATCAATTATCTCATCCAGTGCGGCGGGTCCGCCAGGCGCGCGCCAGTTTTCTTGGAGCACAACAGCAGCCGTAGCGTTTAGAGCTCGTATTACATGGGGAGGTGCAAACAGCGCAGCGGTATACAGCGCCGATGTAAGACGTTCCTTAGCCGGAACGGAAGGTTCATATACATAGGCCGCGAAGGCGTGCAGGAATTGATCGTATGCGTCAGATTTTTTTTGGAATCGGATTTGAAAATTTGCAATACAATAGCCTGTCTGTACACCGTGGAACGCAATTAGAACAGAAATAAGTGATATTAACGCAGATGCAACTTCAATAGGATTTTCAAGTATTATGTCAAGCATTTTGCCACTTCCTTTCCCTGCCATTCTAACACAGGGAGAGAGAAAACGCCAGAAAGGAGGGAGTCCATGAAAACCATCAAGCGATACCGCGAGGCGCGGGGTATCAAGCAAATTGAGTTAGCGGCACGGTTTGGCGTGGCGCAGCCGACAATCGTTAAGTGGGAGAGCGAGGAGGGCTATCCACCGAGCCGGTACATACCCGAGCTGGCTGCCTTTCTCGGTTGCACCATCGATGATCTGTATTCAGACGAGAACAAACGGGAGGTGAGTTAAATGTCTGGTAAATACCTAACGATCGCAGAGGTAGCGGAGCGCTGGCTCTGCTCGAAAGACTACGTCCGCAAACTGATCGTCAGTGGTCAACTGTCAGCGACCAAGCTCGGCGGGTGGAAAGTCCGGCAGGACGAGCTGTTACGATACGAAAAAGCAAAGGAAAAAGCCGATATGGAGTACCTGCGTCAACAGCGCGTGGGCTTTCTCCCTGGTATTTGACCGCATTATAGCACGGAATGGAGGATTGAACCAGTGTGCGAAACGAACGAAATATCTATCAAACTGCGCGCGAGCTAAAGGGTTTGACGCAGGAAACCGCCGCGGAGCGCATAGGCGTTTCCGTGGACACAATGGGCGCATATGAGCAGGATCGCCGCCGCCCGCCGGACAGCACGGTTTTGCGGATGGCGCAGGTCTATGATTTCCCGTATCTCTGCTATCAGCATATCGCATCGGGCGAGCTGGGCGGGGTGCTGCCGGAGGTGCAGTCGAGGCCGTTGGAGCAGGCGACAATGCGGCTGTATCGGCTGATTGGGAAATTCGCCAGAGATGGGCGGCTGGATCAACTGATGGAGATTCACGAGGACGGTATAATTACCGCCGAGGAGCGTCCACTGCATGACGCGATCATGGAAGAGCTGCGGGATATCATTGCAACCGGCATGGAATTGGATTATGCAACGCAATGGCAAAAGGAAAGCGCCCAGGGCGGCGGCAACCGCGACTGAGCGCAAAGAAATAAAAGCTACTTACAGGATAAAACAAAAACCCTGCGCTGTCAAGAGGCGGCGCAGGGGAAACGGAGGAATAAACGATGGTTACAAATTGGCTGTTGATGATGCTGGGGATAGGGTGCCTGTATCTGGCGATCGGGATTTGTATGGACCGGCTGCTCGGCCGTGCGCTGGAGAGGAGGGGGCGGCGGTGAAAGTCACCGAGGCCCTGCTGGCCGAACGACTAACAGCGCGGCGCGCTGTGCAAGTGGCGGCCCCAGCACCGCCCCCACGCCGACGGGGCGGCAAAAGGAAGTTTTGGACGGCTGCGCACACCAAGCACAAGATCGATAACCTGATCGTGGCGGGCAAGCTACCCCGCTGCGGCAGGCCGCAGGGAAGGGGAGGGGGCGGTAAAGGATGACTTATCATTTCGACGGCCGGATCGCTGCCATGTATGGCGTGGATGAGGCGGTCTTTATCGCCATGCTTCAATTTTGGATCGCAAAAAACGAAGCCAACGACCGCCATTTCCATGACGGCCGGTACTGGACATATAACAGCATCCGTGCAATGGAAAGGCTGTTTCCCTGGTGGAGCAAGCGGCAGATCGAGCGCATCGTCAAAAAACTGAAAGACGCCGGGGTCGTGCTGACGGCAAATTACAACCGAGACAGCCATGACCGGACGCTGTTTTATTCGCTCGATGAGAGTAAATTGCCCATTTCCCCGTTTTGTCGCGAGCTGTCCCCAAACGGTGACAGCACCCCGTCCCCAAACGGTGACGACTTGGCACCAAACGGTGAAATGTATAAGGAACAGTTAAATACACAGTTAAAAGAAGAAGAGGAAAAGCCGGACGGAAATATCAAACCGCTGGAACTGATGGAGCGGTATAACACGATCTGCACCGGTATGCCGCAGGCGGTCAAGCTGACGGAGAAACGGGCGAAAGCGGTGCGCCGTCTTTACGCAACCGGCTATACGTCCGAGCAGCTGATCGATGTATTTTACCGCGCGCAGGCAAGCAGCTTTTGCACGGGCAGCAACGACCGGGGCTGGCGGGCAGATTTCGACTGGCTCATGAGCGAAAATAACCTGGTCAAGGTGCTGGAGGGCAAGTACGGCGGCAGCGCCGCGCCTGCACCGCACCGTCAGAACGGAGGATACGAGCAATGGTAGAAAAGGCAACGCTGGACGCGGAATACAGCGTGATCGGCTGCCTGCTGGTGGACCCGTCGATCGTGGGCGAGCTGATCAGCCTGACACGGGCGGAGGATTTCAGCATCCCCGAGCTGCGCACGGTGTATCAGGCGGCGGTGCGGTTGTTTACGGCGGGACGGCCGGTGGACGCGGTAACCATTCGCGGCGTCTGCGGCGCGGAGTATAACAACCTGCTGCTGCAGTGCATGGATATCACGCCGACGGCGTTCGGCTGGAAAACGTATATAGCCGCGATGCAGGAGCAGACGCGGGTGCGGCGGCTGCGGGCGCTCGCAGAGCAGCTTGCAGGGGTGCGGACAAGCATGCAGGCGCGCGAGCTGATCGGGCAGGCGGGCGAAATACTCAGCGAGAAAAACCGGACGCGGGTCGTGACGATGGACCAGGCGCTGCTGCAGTTTTTCACCGAGCAGGGGGAAAAGCGGAAATTTATCAGCTACGGGCTGGACAAGCTGGACCGGCGGCTGTACTCGGATCACGGGGATTTTGTGGTGCTGGCGGGGCGGCCCTCGGCGGGCAAAACCGCGCTGGCGCTGCAGATGGCGGCGCACATGGGGCAGCAGGAGCGGGTCGGCTTTTACAGTCTGGAGACCAGCCCCGCAAAGCTGACCAACCGCCTGGTGGCGAACCGCTGCATCATCGATTTCGCGCGCATCAACCGGCGCGAAATGACCGACGAGGAATGGCAGCGGGCGGCGACGTGGAAAAAGGAGGTCACTGCGACCGATCTGGAGCTGGTCCATGCGCCGGGCTGGGGCGTGCAGGATATCCTGACCACCGCGCTGGCGCGGCGGCAGCGGATCGTGTTCATCGACTACCTGCAGGAGCTGCGCGGGCGCGGGCGCGACCGGTTCGAGCAGGTGACCAATATTTCGCTCGACCTGCACACGATGGCGCAGGAGCACGGCATCCTGGTTGTGGCGCTCAGCCAGTTTTCCCGCGCCGCGGCCAGCCGCGCGGATGCCGCGCCCACGCTGACCGACCTGCGCGAATCCGGCCAGATCGAGCAGGACGCGGACGCAGTGCTGGCGCTGTATCTCGATCCGGACGAGGACGCGCCTGCGGACGACCGCAAACTGCGTGTGCTGAAAAACAAAGAGGGGCGGCTGGGCGAGTTTTCGCTGTCGTTTGACGGCCAGCACCAGCTTTTTGCCGAGTATATGGACGGGCAGCTCGCCGCCGCGCGCCATGTGGCGCGCGTGGAGAAAAGCCACCGCGGGCAGCAGGAAATAGAAAGCGCATAGGAAACGGAGGAGCAAAATGGGACGACTGACATGGAAAACCCCAGACGGGGTATGGGGCGTTAAGGGCGTAGAATGGGGCGAGGTGCCGCAGGCACTGTACGGCCCGCTGTGCAAGCTCAAGGACTACGAGGATGTATGCGATTCGCCGCGTGTGGCGGCATCGTATCTGGACGGCGATCTCGGGCCGGTGCAGTACAGGCTGATTGACAGGGAGCACAATGTTTACCAGTGCGGGGAATGCGGACATATCGCGCGGTTTGAGGCGGACGGACCGCATGAAAACGGCTGGAACACCTGCCCGAGCTGCGCCCGCATGATCGCGGACGCGCCGGAGGAGGACGACGATGAACCTGCGTGAAGTAATCAAAATCCTGCGCTTTGAGCGCCGCCGCGTGCTGGCAATGAGCAGGGTATGCGAGCCGGAATTTGCAGGGGACTACCTGCGCACCGCCCGCGCGCTCGGTATCGCGGCGGAGATCGTCGAGAAGTTCGCGGGAACGCACCGAAGAAAGGATGGTCGGAATGGGTAAGAAAGTTCGGATTTGTCTTGAAATACAGGGACTTTGCATGGATGAAAATGGAAAACCATGTCCCGCAGGCATCTGCCTGACGCTGGGCGATGAGGACGGTGAGGAAATGACCGGCGCGTCATACGAGAGCCTGCTGGAACAGGTAAAGATTGAGGAAGTCCTGGGGCTGACCTGTCTGGATAAGCTGTATAAACCGGCAGACTGCCGCCTGATCACACCGGACGAGTATGATCGAAAATATGGGGAGGATGGGGAAGCGTGAACACTATCTCTATTGTCAATCTGAAAGGCGGCGTCGGCAAGACCGTGACCGCCGTGAATCTGGCGGCGATCCTGGCGACCGAATACGGCGCGCGGGTGCTGCTGATCGACGCGGACCATCAGGGCAACGCGTCGAAATTTTACCGGATACCGGCCGAGCCAGGCAGCCTCGCGGACCTGTTTGAGGGCATGGCGGCCTGTTACACAGAACTGATCCAGCACACGATTTACCGCGGGCTGGATGTGATCCCCGCGGACATGTCGCTGGCGGCGCTCGACCTCGACGGCAGCCTGCCGGACGACGTGCATGGCGGGACGCCGCGCGAGCGTGCGCTGCGTGCGCTCACCGATCTGCGCGACGCGGTGATCGAGGACGACGCATATGATTATATCATTATAGACTGCCCGCCCGCGTTCTCGCTCGCGTCCATCTCAGCGATCGCGGCGAGCACGGATATTGTGATCCCGCTCAAGCCGGGCGGCTTTGAGATCGACGGCATGGCCGAGCTGACGCGGCAGGTGGAAAGCGTGCGGCGCGTCAGCCCGTCGGTACGGATCGCGGGCGTACTGCTGACCATGTGGTACAACGATCCGGACATAATCGGGGTGGAGGACTGGCTGCGGAAAAACAGCGGACAGCGTGTGTTTAACAGCCATATCCGGCTGTCGCGGCCGGTAGATAAGTCGGTTTTGGGAGGCGAGCCGATCTGCCAATGGTCGCCCACCTCGGGCGCGGCACGGGATTACCGCGCATGGGTGCGGGAGTACCTGGGAGGTGTGGACGATGGCGAAACGGCTTGACGTAGGCGCGCTGCTGGGCGCGGCGGTGTCCGATTCGAACCCCATGCAGGTGCATGACATCCCGCTGGCCGAGATTGACGAGAATGAGGACAACCGCTACGACCAGCGGAACATTGACGAGCTGGCAGAGAGCATCCAGGTGGTCGGCCTGCAGCAGCCGCTGGTCGTGCAGGCAAATGGCGAGCGGTATCTGCTGATTGCAGGGCATCGCCGCCGGAATGCGCTGGCCCTGCTGGGCCGCAAAACCGCGCCCTGCATCGTGCTGGCCGCAGACCTCGACCCGTCGCGGCGCACGCTGATCCTGCACTGGACGAATACGTTGGCCCGCGGCGGCGCGGGCCTGACCGGCAGTGAGGTCGCAGGCGCGGCAAGGGAGATCGAGGCGGCGCTGGTTGATCTCAAACAGCGCGGCGTGCTCGAGTTGCCGGGCAAGCTGCGCGCCTACGTTGCGGACGTGCTCAAGGTCAGCGAGGCCGCGATCGCGCGGGCGGATGCGATCAACGCGCACCTGTCCAAGCCGTGGAAAGGCGACTACAAAAAAGGCCGCATCAACGATTCGGTCGCCTACGAGCTGAGCAAGTGCAGCGAGGAACTGCAGCGCGAGTTGTACGACTTATATAAGGGCGATTTCTGGCAGTTGGATGCTAAGGACGTGAAAGCGCATAAAAAGGCTGCGGCTGCCGGATTCGCACCGCTGAAATGCCCCGAGGAAACGTATGGCGTGGAGCCATGCGTCGGTATAGATAAGCGCGCGGCGGCGGTGAAGCACGGGGTATGTCCTGGCTGCTGCCATGACTGTGATAAGGCAGACGGCTGCGAATGGGTGTGCGGCAGGGTGAGCAGGAAGAACCGCACCCGCGCCGAGGCCGAGGAGCAGGAAGCAAAGCGCAGAAAGGAAAACGACGATTTCGAGGCATCGACGCTTGGTAAGCTGCGCCGCCAGCTGCAAGAACGGCTGGCAGCATATGGCGTGCATAGTGCGCGCGACCTTTCGAACGTTGTGTTTTGCGATTGGATATGGACGGACAATCCGGCAGCATATTACAGCGATCTTTCCCTGTCGGCGCTGCTCAAAATCACAGATCAGATTGGCATCGATCTGCAGGAGCTGCTGTTCGGCAATCCGGCGGGTGCGCCGTTGCGGGAGCTGGCGCAGGGGATAGAGCAGGCGGTGGCCGAGCCGCCGCAGGTCAATGTAAACAGCCATGTGTGCGTGACGGGGCTGAGCAAATACGGCGTATGCGGAGCAGCGCAGTGCTGCGATGAGTCTTACGCGTGCTGCATCGCCTGTCCAAAGGATTGTAACGGCCGTTGTGGTTGGCTACCGAAAGCTACGCCGCAGCCCGCGCCGGTCTGGCACCCGTATCCGGCCGAGCAGCCGGACGAGGGGCAGTCCGTGCTGGTTCTCAAAGATAACGGGTATTATGCGGTGCTTTTATATAGGGATGGCACATGGTATGTGCCTGAAATACCGGACTGTCAGATAGCCGTGCGGGCAGAGTGGTGGTCTGCAGAACTTCCGACGGAGGAGAAATAAAAAATCCCTCATCATCTTTAATGCGGGAATGTGATATCGCAGCATTGCATAGGGAATAAAAGGGGGTGATGTAATGAAAATGGTATTTGCATATCTGTTTGCGACTGCGTTATTGGGGCTGGTTGGTTTTTTGTGCTGGCTATTTCATTCTGGATGGCCGTGTTTGCTTTTGCTTATTCTGTTGGGGCTACGCATACCTCGTGGATAGAAATATTGTTTTGGGCTTTCCAAAAGCGCCTACATTCTTCTAAAAAGCCTTCTGGTGGAGTGCGGTCAATAATTGAACATAGGGCTCTACCGTCAGTTGTCAGTAAAACATTTCCCAAACATAGTTCTGAGGAATTTGAGGGGTTCAATATTTTATATTGCTTCTTCCCGATAGAAATCATCGGTGTGGATGGGAATTGATCGAATTGTAGGTTGTGATAATTTGTTGAATAACGAAGTAGTCCCAGTGAGTCTAACTCCAGCAAATCAAAATAACTTAGACCAGCACGAAAGTATATGTTTGATTCATCAAACTCAAAAGAAGTAATGATAGGCATAAAGGGGTATGGGGTATCTTCATCAATAATATAGATTGTAAATTGACATAAAATTCTAAAAGCATTGGCCTGTTCTGGAGAAATAAATGACAAAATATTGAGCAATCGCTTGGGGATACATCCGGCCTCATTGCACTCTTGCGCAAGAACGCGAGACCAAATGATTTGCAACGATTCCGAGTTAACAAGGCGGGCTTTATCTATGAATAGGGCAAGCCAGTCATCGTCAATTTTGGAAGGATCAGCTGTACTATTAAGTTGTGAAATGGCATCAAAAACGATTTTGGATTGGTTGCAGTAATCCTTAATATCACGTTTGGCATGGGATATTTTCACTGCTTTAATGAGCGGATCAAGATCAGAGTTTTGAATATCCTCAATATAATTTTGTATCGCGATACGGTTCGGAGTATTATGTGTCGCGATCCATCCAACAGCTTGAGAGATTTTTTCGATTAAAAGACAGCCTAAGTTTCCCAAAGCATCAGTATTGATTAAACTGTAGCTATTTCCACTTTCAGACATGATTTCCCTCCGCTCGATTTTTTCTCCATTATATACCATAATGAGAAATGAGACAAGGCGTGACTTGACAAACCCGAAATTTGCGGATATTCTGAAAAATCATAAAAACGAGGGGCGGGAGGCTACGGCCTCCCTGAACCCGTTTTAGTGTCCGATTTGAACACGGAGGGCAAATGAAACGACGCAAAACAACGCGCGCGGGTCGGCTGGTGTGGGACATCGCCTACACAGTGCCGCGGCCGAACGCCAGCAAAGAGGAGCGCAAGCGTATCCGCGAGGTGACAGCGGAGCAGATCGCGCGCACCAACTGCAATAACGCCCAGCGCAAATTGGAAATGCTGATGGCTGCCAATTTCGAGCCGGAGGACCTGATGATCACCGCGACATACCGTGACGCAGATCTGCCAGAGAGCGCAGAGGTCACGCGGCGGCGGCTCGGCAAGGTGTTTGCGCAGCTCCGCGCCTACCGGAAAGCGCGCGGCCTGCCGGACCTGAAATATATCTATGTGCTGGAGGGGCGGCACGGGGACCACCGGCCGCACGCACATATTATCCTGAATGCGGTCGGCGGCGACCTCGAACTGTTTAAGTCGCTCTGGATATGGGGAGACGACGTCCAACTGAGTTACATCCGCGAACGCGGGTACGATGGCTGGGCGGGATACCTCACCAAGGAGCGGCGGGAGGCCAGCCTCAATGGCAAAAAGCAGTTCGTCGGCTCGCGGGGCCTCGAGCAGCCTGTCACCACTTATGAATGGGTGGACGACGGCGCAAGCGTGGATGCGCCGCCTGGCGCGCAGGTGCTGGACGAGGGCGGCGGCCGGAATGAGACGGCGAGCTGCCGGTACATTAAATACCTGCTCCCAAGGCGGGAGCCGAAACCATATAAACAACGCGCACGCACGCGCGTTGTTGCTGGCTTGGAATGCCCATTAACATCTCACACAGGCATGGAGAAAAAGCCGCGACCACCTCGACAAACCCGAAAAACAGCGTATACTGGAAGATAGGAGCAACTATGATAAAGAACGGTTGGTACTGTTGCCCTAAGTGCGGGCGCAAGCTGTTTCCGGTCAGCGACAAGACGCTGATCCGCAATCTGGAATACCAGTGCAAGCACTGCAAGGAAAAATTCAACATCGAAATCGAGCCACGAGCCTTGGAGCCATGAGCCTAACACGACACGGAATGTCCGGTCGAGTTAGGCTCTTTTTGTTTGCCCGGAAGGAGGGCGCGCCATGAAAACCATCGCCGAGATCGCGGACGAATACGAGCGCAACCTCGTCCCGCTGCGTCAGCGGCGCGACGCGCTCCGGGAACAGGCCAAGGCCGAGCCGAGCGCCGAGGTGCGCATCCGGCTGTGGCGGCGCGTCGGCGTGCTGGACGGTATGCTCTACGAGGGCGCGTCAGCGATCCGCGCTATGCGGGGTGACCGGCGTGGCAAATAAGCCCCTGCGGCCTTGCCTGCATCCGGGCTGCACGGCGCTGGTGCGCAGCGGCTACTGCGAGCGGCACCGGCCGCCGCGCGTGGAGCGGCGCAGCGAGGACAGCCGCCGCTGGCGGCGCTGGTACAGCCTGCCGGTCTGGACTGATGACCTGCGGCCGGAGCAGCTTGCCCGCGAGCCGTTCTGCCGAGAGTGCGCTGCTCACGGCCTGCGGGTGTACGCCACCGACGTGGACCATGTCGTGCCGCACGATGGCGACTGGTCGAAGTTTATCGACCCAGAGAACCTGCAAAGCCTTTGTCACTCGTGCCACGGCCGCAAAACCGCCGCCGAAAGCAGGGCAAAGGCGAGGACGAAACGCCGGTGACCGGCCGGACGCTCGGACAGGCGCGGCGCGGGCCTGACGCGCCCGAACCCTGGCGGGAAATCCGTGGATTTCCCGTATATCCCCCACCCTGGAAAAGTTTCGGGGCGGGGTGCGTAAGACCGCAGGCCCCCCTCCGCGTGGGATTTTCTCCCCACGGCGGGAAAACGATGGTCAACTGTGTCCCTATAGCGGGAGGAAACGAGGTGAATCGAATGGAAACGACAACAAAACTGGAGCTGCTCGACCCCGCGGCGCTGATCCCGTCCGCGGCAAACCCGCGGGTGCATAGCCAGCGGCAGATCCGCGAGCTGCGCGCCAGCCTGCGCGAGTACGGCGTGGTGTCGCCGGTGCTGGTGGATCAGGAGCGGAACATCATCGCGGGGCATGCGGTGGTGGAGGCGGCGCTCGCGGAGTGCGTGCCTGCCGTGCCGTGCGTGTATGTGGAGCATCTGACGCCCACCCAGCGTAAGGCCTACATGATCGCATCAAACCGCCTTGCTGAGAAATCCCATTGGGACGACGGCCTGCTGGACGCCTGCCTGCAGGAGCTGTTCGACGCGGGCTTTGACCTGCGGCTGACGGGCTTCGGGGAGTACCGGCTGTCCGACGCGCTGGCGCGGGACGCCGCGCCCGACCTGCCCGACGGGGGTCAAGAAATTGACCAGTGCAGGAGGGGCGACCTGTGGGAGCTGGGGAGCCACCGCCTGCTGTGCGGCGACGCGACCAGACCGGAGGACATGCGGCGGCTGATGCGGGACGAGCGGGCGTGGCTGCTGCTGACCGACCCGCCATATAACGTGGACTACCACGGCGGCACGGCCGAGCATCTGACGATCGCAAACGACAACCTGCCCGCGGACCGTTTCCAGGCGTTCCTCACCGACGCGCTGACGGCGGCACGCGGGGCGCTGATGCCCGGCGCGGCGTTTTACATCTGGTACGGCGCGTCCAGCACGATGCAGTTCCTTGCGGCCTGCCAGGCGGCAAAGCTGCCCGTCCACGCTTACCTTGTATGGGTCAAAAACCAGTTTGTGCTGGGGCGGCAGGACTACAACTGGCAGCACGAGCCGTGCCTTGCGGGCGGGCTTGCGCCTGCGGATTACGACGGGTGCCTGTACGGCTGGGACGCGCGGGCGGGCCACCGCTGGTTCGGCGGGGACGGGCAGGGTACGGTGTATTTATGCGACAAGCCGCAGGAGAGCACGGAGCATCCGACGATGAAGCCGGTGGAGTTGTTCGCGCGGCAGATACGGAACAGTACGAAAAAGGGCGAGCTTGTGCTGGACCCGTTCTGCGGCTCGGGTACAGCGGTGCTTGCCGCCGAGACCTATGGCCGCAGGTGCAGGGCGATGGAGCTGTCCCCGCATAACTGCGATGTGATCATCCGGCGGTGGGAGGAAATGACCGGCCGCAAGGCCGTGCTGCTGGAGGGAGGTGCGGCCGATGGCGGGACCGAGACAGCCGATTGACCTGCTGGAATACAAGGGAAACAAGCACCTGACCAAAGCCGAGGCCGAGGCGCGGCGCGCGGCCGAGGTGAAAGCGCCGCCGCCCAAAAGCAAGCGGGTGAAGCCTCCGGCCTACCTGCCGGAGAGCCTGCACAAAAAGTTCCGCACGCTGGCAAAGCAGCTCATCGAGATCGGCATTTTAGCGGAAATCGATTACGACTGCCTGGCGCGCTACCTGCTGGCCGAGCAGGCGTACCTGGCGGTCACCGAGCAGGTCAACCGCGCGATCGCGAATCAGGCGATCTCGCTGCTGGAGGACCTGTCCAAAACGCAGACGCGGTATTTCAACCAGTGCGACCGCGCGGCGGCCGCGCTGGGCCTGACGATCTCCAGCCGGTGCCGTCTGGTGGTGCCGAAGCCGCCCGAGGACGATGCGGCGGGCGACCCGATGGCCGAAATGCTGCGCGAGCGGGCGGAAAGGCGGCGCAGGGCATGAAAAACGGAATCATGTGCAGCCTGCTTTGCCCAATGATCAACAAGTACGGCTTTTGCGAGAGCGCGCTGCGCCGCGTCGAGCGGGTACGGGAGTGTCCACACCGTAAAATGCGCGATCAGATGTCCAAATTGAACACCAGAAAAAAGCAATGATTTTCCGGCGCTGTGACGGGCGGCGAGAGCTGCCTGGAATGTGCTATGGCGGCAGGCGGTGTTCCGACCACCGCCCGTCCGTCACAGCGCCGGAGCGGAGAGGAGGTGCGCCGGATGTTTGACGCCGAGGCGGCGTCGTTTGTATGTGATTTTATCGAGTGTTTGACCTGCTCGAACGGCGCGCCGTTCCGGCTCATGGACTGGCAGCGCGACGCTGTCACCGAGTTCTACGGCCAGCTGATCGAGGCCGAGGGCGTCGGGGCGGACCCCGCCGGACTGTACATCCGGCGGTACCAGTACCTCTATCTGGAGATCGCCAAGAAAAACGGCAAGTCCGAGCTTGCCGCCGCGCTGGGCGTGTACCACCTGTACGCGGACGGGGAAATCAACGGCGAGGTGTATGTCGTCGCGGCGGACCGCGATAACGCGGGCATCGTGTACGCGGCCGCGAAATGGATGGTGGAGCATTCGCCCGCGCTGAAAAAGCGCAGCCGTATTGTGGACAGCACCAGGACCATCTGCGACACGGTGAGCGGCTCCCAGCTCAAGGTTTTGTCCTCGGAGGCATACAGCAAGCACGGCTACAAGCCGTCCTGCGTCATTTTTGACGAGCTGCACGCGCAGCCGAACCGCGACCTGTGGGACGTTATGACGTTCGGCGCAGGCGACGCGCGCGAGCAGCCTGTGTGGATCGTGCTGACGACGGCGGGCGACGATCCGGACCGGAAGAGCATCGGCTGGGAGGTCCACGAAAAGGCGCTGTCCATCCTGCGGTGCCGCGAGGGGCGCGCCCGCGAGGGCGATATGGACGACCCGCGCTGGCTGCCGATCGTGTACGGCCTTGGCCTGATTGAGGACGAAGACGAGCTGAAGAATATCAACATCTACGACGAGGAATTGTGGCGGCGCTGCAACCCCTCGATCGGCAGGACGGTGAAGCTCAGTACCATCCGCGCGGAGGCGCAGGAGGCCAAGCGCAGCGAGGCGGCGGAGCGGCTGTTCCGCTGGCTGCGGCTCAACCAGTGGATTGCCACGCATACGGTGGGCTGGATACCGGTCACGATCTACGACAAAACCCAGTGGAACCCCGAGGGGTGCGCGCACTGGCGCGACGCGGTGAAGCTGCTGCGCGGTAAGCGCTGCTTCGGCGGCGGGGACCTTTCCAAGAGTACGGACCTTACCGCGTTTACGCTGCTGTTCCCGCCCCAGGAGGGGCTGGACAAGTGGGTGGCGCTGTTCACAGGCTGGATACCGCTGGACGACATCGAGGCGCGCGAGCGCGCGGACCACGCGCCCTACCGCGACTGGATACGGGCGGGCTTTCTCCGCGGCTGCGAGGGCGACGTGATCGATTATGAGGACGTGATCGACACCATCATGCAGGCCGCCAAAGACTACGACCTGCGGATTGTTGGCTTTGACCCGTGGCTTTCCACCACGATCACCCAGCGGCTCATGTCGCTGATCGCGGGGGCGGGCAGGCCGACGCAGATCGTGGAGATTCCGCAGAGCATGAAAAGCATCAGCCCACCCATGAAAGAAATGGAACACCTCATCCGCACGCACGAGATGCTGCACGTCCACAACACGGCCGCGCGGCAGTGCTTTGCAAACGTGCGGTGCGATACGGACAGTAATGAGAATATACACCCCAACAAGAAGCGCTCACGCGGGCGCATCGACATTACCGTGAGCTGGATCATCGCGTTTGCGGCGAGCAAGCTCGCGCCGAAGCCAGACCTTGCCGACGCGGTTGCGACCGGCAAATGGACGCTGTGACAGACAGGAGGGAGACAATGGCCGGAAAACGACCGGACTACATCGCCGCGCTGGAGGACATCCGCGCGATCACACAGGGGCGCGGCCGCGAGCCGCGCCTGATGACCTGGCGCGAGGCGGTGGAGGTGTGGGAACAGGAGCACGGCCGCGACGAACGGGCGCGCGCCCGGTTTTTTGTGCATATCGGCATCGCTACGACCGGCGAATGCGTGCTGCTGGATGGCATGGAGGAATAGAAATGAAAAGCATATTGAAGTACCTGCCCGATGCGCTTGCCGCCTGCGGCGCGGTGTGCATCGTGGTGGCGCTGTGGCTGGTGTCGCCGGTGGCCGGACTGCTGGCGACAGGCGCGGCGCTGATCGGCGGCGCGGTGCTGCTCGTCCGGTTGGGGGGTGACAGCGAGTGATTTTGGAAAAGCTGGTGCGCCACGTCAAAAACGAGGGGCGCAGGCTGACGCTGGACGACCCCTCGGGCTGGAACACGGGCGGCCCGCTGTTCGGCGGCAGAGAGCTGCAGGCCATGAAGCTGCCCGCGGTGAACGCTTGCATCGAGATCATCTCGGACAGCGTGGCGAAAATGCCCATCTACCTGATGGACAGCGGCACGCGCGAGCGGCAGACCGATCACCCCGCGCTGCGCCTGCTGACCAGCCGGCCGACCGAGGCGATGACGGCCTTTGACTACCACAAGCTGATGGAAAGCCGCCGCATCGCCTACGGCAACGCCTATGCGCTGATCTGGCGGGACCGCTGGGGCGCACCGGCCGAGCTGCTCCCGATTGCGCCTGGCTATATGCAGCCCTATCTGGATGATAACGGGCGGCTGTGGTACGTCGGCACCAACCCGCGCACGGGCGAGTACCGCAAGTTCTGGCCCGCCGATGTGCTGCATTACAAGGCGTTCTCGACCGACGGGCTGGAGGGCGTGAGCTATCTGCGGCGCGGCGCGGAGACCATCGAGGCCGCGCTGCAGGCGCAGAAATACGAGGTCGGCTTTTATAAAAACGGCGCGAAGCTGACCGGCATTCTGTACACGGAAACCGACCTGACAAACAAGCCGGATATCAAACAGGCGGACGGAACGACGATCTCCATTAAGGACGCGATCCGGCGCGAGTGGGAGAACCTGTACACGGGCGCGGACAATGCTTTCCGCACGGCGGTCATGGATTTCGGCATGAAATACACGCCGGTCACGGCCTCCAACCGCGACGCGCAGTTTATTGAGAGCAAGGCGGCGTCCATTGAGGACGTGGGGCGGCTGTTTAATATCCCGCTGTACAAGCTGGGCGTGGGTAAGCAGACCTACGCGAGCAACGTGCAGGCGGCGATCGAGTACATGCAGCGGACGCTCTCCCCAATCGTGGCCGAGCATGAGCAGGAGGACACCTACAAGCTGCTGCTTGCCAGCGAGCAGCAGCGCGGCCTGCAGCTCCGGCGCAACATGATGGGCGAGCTGCGCGGGGATTGGGCGGCGCGCGCCGCATGGTTCAAGAGCATGCGCGAGATTGGCGCATACAGCATTAACAATATCCTCGCGCTGGAGGATATGCCGGACATTGCGGGCGGCGATGAGCATTACGCTTCGCTCAACTATATTCCGGCTGATCTGTTCCGAGAATTATCGATTAACCGCAACGAACCAAAGGAGGGCGGTGAGAACAAATGAGATACAACCTGAAAGGCACGATCTGTGCGGACGAGGACGCGCCCATCTACCGCTGGTTCGGGCTGGCGGCGGTCAGCCCGTCCGATATCCGGCAGGCGCTTGCGGACAATCCCGCGGGCGAGGAGTTTGTGCTGGAAATCAACTCGGGCGGCGGCTCGGTGTACGCGGGATTCGAAATGTACTCCCTGCTGCGCGGCGCGACAGTGCCGACGCGCGCCGAGGTGCAGAGCCTTGCCGGATCGGCGGCGTCCGTCGTGCTGGCGGGTGCGGATGTGGCCGCGGCCAGTCCGGTAGGGCAGGTGATGATCCACCTGCCGAGCACATGGACCGAGGGCAATCAGATCGTACACCGCGAGAGCGTGCAGATGCTGGAGGCCGTGACCGGCTCGATCATCGCGGCCTATGAGACCAAGGTCAAGGGCAAGACCAGCCGCGACGCGCTGCGCCGCATGATGGACCGCGAGACGTTCCTAACCGCGCAGGAGGCGCTGGACGCCGGACTGCTGGACGAGATCATCGGCGCGGACGCGGGAGCGCCGGTAAACCCGATGAACGTATTTAACGCTGTGGGCGGCGCGCCGGATATTGAGAAGCTGCGCGCGGCCTACCGTGAGGCGCACGCGGACGGCGGCACGCCGCCCGCCCCCGAGGAGATGGACAAACCGGTGTCCAATTGGAACACCGCCCGCGCCCGCGCGATCGCGCTGGCCGAGGCTGAAATGGATTTAACCGAACTGCTGTAAGGAGGATTTACGGAATGAAAAAGAAACTGCTGGACCTGCTGGCCAAGAAAAAGGCCGTGCTGGATAAAATGAAAGCCGCTGACACCGCAAACGACCAGACTGCTTTCGATGCGGCGCAGGCCGAGCTTGCGCCCATCGACGCGGAGATCGCGCGCGTTAAGGCAATCATGCACGCTGAAGAGGGGCTGCCGGAGGGCAACGCAGGCATGGACCCGACGGGCGCGCCGCGCACGCCGGTCAACTCGAACGAGTGCCTCCATGCGTTCTGCGAGTGCATCCGCGCCCAGGCGCGCGGCGACCGTACCCGCTTTCTCGAAAACGCGGAGATCGTGACGCGCGCGGTGCTAAACGAGGGCGCGCTGACCGAGGGTACCCCTGCGGACGGCGGCCTGATCGTGCCGCAGGACATCCAGACCGCGATCAACGAGCGCAAGCGCGCGCTGAACCCGCTTTCCGCGCTGTTCCACGTTGAGACCGTGTCCACCAACACCGGCTCGCGCGTGTACGACACCCAGCCGACCAAGGGATTTACCAAAGTCGCGGAAATGAGTACCATCTCCCGCGACGACAAGCCCTCGTTCGAGCAGGTGAAGTATACAGTGGAGGACTACGCGCTGATCGTGCCGGTATCCAACGACCTGCTGAACGACACCGACCAGAACCTGATCGCGTACCTGTCCCGCTGGCTGGCGAAAAAGGACGTAATCACGGAAAACAATCTGCTGCTGGCGCTGCTGAAGGAGCTGGACGCTGGCGCGACCGCGGTTGCCCCGACCGGCGCGCTCAAATCTATCAAGACCATCGTCAACACGCTGCTCGACCCGATGATCGCGTCCGGTGCGTCGTTCCTGACCAACCAGACCGGCTTTAATTTCCTCGACACGTTGGAGGACGCGCAGGGCCGCCCGCTGCTGCAGCCCAACCCCGTGCAGCCGAGCCAGTACATGATCGGCGGGCGTGCGGTGCATGTGGTGTCCGACGCGGTGCTGCCGAACGCGGACACGCCGACCACGCCGCTCTATGTGGGCGATTTCGCGAGCTTCGGCACGCTGTTCCGCCGCCAGACCATGCAGCTTGACTCCACCACGGTGGGCGGCAACGCCTGGAACACCAACTCGACCGAGGTACGCGCGATCACGCGTCTGGACGCGGTGACGACCGACGAGGATGCGGTGGCGGCGGCGAAAATCTCGCTGACCGACCCCGCCAGTGAAGAGGAGGAAAGCCCGTGATTGACAGGGATACTGTGCTGCAGGAGGCGGACGAGCGCCTCGCCGCCTGCAAAAAATACATGAAGGTGGACTATGACGAGGACGACGAGCTGATCGCCGGTCTGATGCAGGCGAACGACGCCTATCTGAGCGGCGCGGGCGTGCGGCGGGAGGTAAATCCCGCCCAGCACGACCTGATCGTGCAGGCCATGACCTTGCAGATGTACGACGCGCGCGGCGTGGACACGCCCCAGCAGGCGCTGGAAACCGTGCCGCCCGTGGTGCGGCAGATGCTTAACCAGCTTAAAATCCGGTGCAATTACGGAGGTGCGGACGATGGCGGTACAAGCGGGTGACCTGCGGGAACGGGCGGCCGTGTATCGGGCCGCACCCGTGACCGACGAGAACAACGAGACCGATTATGCGTACCAGACTCTGCGCACGATATGGGCGAATGTGACGCCCACAAGCGGCCGCACGGAGAACTTGCCGGGCGAGGCCGAGCGCGCGGAGATCACCCACAAGGTGACCATCCGCGAGGCGTCGCTGCCGGAGATTTGCCGCGGGATGTATTTCGTCGTGCGCGGCCTGCGGCTGGACGTGTTGTACTGGTATCCCATCTACAACCGGCGCGGCTGGCTGGAGATCTTCTGCCGCATGGTGCAGGGCGAGGTGCAGGCGGATGGCGCGTGATGGCATCGACCTGTCCGAGCTGGACGACTACGCGGACTGGGTAGCGAAAATGTCGCGCAACTGGCCGAAAAAAGTCAAAAAAACGATGCAAAAATCTGGCACGGAATTGAAACGCCGCACGCTGAGGCAGATACGGCTGGTCAATCTGCGCACGATCACCGGCAACTACAAAGCAGGTATTCAGCGGGGTAAGTATTACCAGAAACAGGGTCAACATTACATTCGCGTTTACTCCAATGCGCCGCATGCCCATCTGATCGAGCAAGGTCATGATGTGGTTAGGGGAGGCAGGAAAGTAGGCTTTGCGCCTGGCAGAGAAGTATTTGCGAAAGCAGAGGAAGCTTATGAGGACAAGTTCTATCAAAATTGCGAAGAACTGGCGGACGAGGTGATTGACGAGCTATGCAAATAAAAACCGTTCGCAAGGCATTAGCCGCGCTGGTGAGCAATCTCGCGCCAGGTGTGCAGATCACCAAAACGGATAAAGAAAAGCCGATTAAACGGCCGTCCTTTAAGATCGACGTGCTGCCGGTGGGCGGCGGCGCGGCCTGCGGCGGGGCGCGCGAGCGCGAGGTGGACGTGGACATCTGGTATTATCCCAAAGACACGGACCACCCGCGCGACGAGTGCGACGCGGTGGCGGATCAGCTGCTCGCCGCGCTGGACGGGGGCTTTGAGGCGGGCGGCATCTGGCTGCCGCTGGACGAGGACGCGAGCTGCGATACCTCGCAGGACGTGCTGGCGTGCCAGTTCAGCGTCTCGTGGGTCGAGACCGCCGCAGAGGAGGGCGAGCCGATGGAGGAACTTATTTACAACGGGGAGGAGCTGACAACCTGATATGGCAATTACCATGCCGAAAATCGAGGTCACGTTCCGGCAGCAGGCAACGAGCCTGATCGCGCGCAGCGCGCGCGGCGTGGCGGTGCTGATCGTCCGAGACGATACCAACAAGACCTTTACCCATAAACAGTACGCAGACCTGTCTGCGCTGCAGGCGGACGAGGCGCTGTACACGGAGGACAACTACGCGGCGATCGGCGACATGCTGGCGTTCGCGCCGTACCAGAGCCATGTGTTCCGTTTGGACACCACCGGCACGCTGGCGGACACGCTGGCCGAGATCGGCCGCACGGTCAAGACGGGATGGCTTGCGGTAGCGGGCCAGTCTGCTGAGGACGGCGCGGCGCTGGCGAGCTGGGTCAAGGCGCAGGCCGCCAGGAGCCGGAGCTACAAGTGCATCGTACACAACGTGACGCCCCTGCCGGACGATATGCACGTCGTCCATTTTGTCAACGAGAGCGTCACCTTTGCGGACGCGCGTGGCGAGCAGGACGGCGAGGCATACCTGCCGAGCCTGCTGGCGATCATGGCTGTGTGCAACGTCGAGCGCGGCTGCACGGGCTACCACTGCTCCAACCTTGCGGCGGTGGAGGAGGTTGCGGACAACGACGCGGCGGTCGGCGCGGGCAAGTTTATCCTGTTTAACGACGAGGAGGGCGCGGTGCGCATCGGCCAGGGCATCAACAGCCTGACGACGCTGGACGGCAAAACCAAAACCGAGGACATGCAGTTTATCGAGACCGTTGAGGCGATGGACCTGATGCGGGACGATATTACCTCGACTTTCCGCGGCACCTACCTCGGCAGCTACCGCAACACGCGGGATAGCCAGATGCTGTTCATCGCGGCGCTCAACAGCTCGTATTTCCGGCAGCTCGCGGCCGAGAATATCCTCGACCCCGACCACGCCAACGCCGCCGGTATCGACGTGGAAGCGCAGCGCGCCGCGTGGGTGGCGAGCGGCAAGGCCGAGGCAGCGGACTGGGACGACGATACCGTCAAGGCAACGCCGTTCAAGCGCACGGTGTATCTGGCGGGCGACGTGAAAATCCTCGGTAGCATGACCGACCTGATTTTCCCGATCAACCTGTTTTGAGGAGGTGTAAGACATGCCTGATTTTAACCCCAACCGTGTGATGCACGGAAACGGCGGCACGGCCTGGTGGAACGGCAAAAAGCTGACCACCCTGCAGAGCGTGGAGGCAAAGGTCACCGGCGATTTTGAGGACATAAACGTATGCGGCGACCCCGCGACCTACCGCATCTATAACGGCTACTCGGGCGAGGGGACGCTCGTGTGGCTCAAGATCGACAGCGACGTGCTGGTGCAGATGGCCGAGGCGTTCCGCACGGGCATCATGCCGGAGATCACGGTTATCACGGCGCAAACACAGAAAGGCACGAACAAGGTCGAGCGCGTGGCGTACAGCGATATCACGGTGGATGAGTTTATGCTCGCCAAGTTCGAGAAAAAGGCCAAGACCGAGCAGGAGGTGCCGTTCAAGTTCGGCAACTTTGAAGTTTTGGAGACATTGTAAGGAGGACATATGGACAAGAAACTGCTGGAGCAGCTCGCGGCGCGGGCCGAGCAGAAAGAAAAGGACCGGCTGGAGGTCAAGGCGTTTTCGGTAGGCGGCGTGGACATGCTGTTCCACAAGCCCGCGCAGGCCGACCAGCTGGACTATGTCGAGGCGATCAACGAGGCCAGCGGCGCGCGTGATTCGGTTGCGGTGAGCGTTTCCCTGATTTATGACTGCTGCCGCGATCTGCAGGACCCAGCGCTGCACGAGGCGCTCGGCGTGACCGACCCTTACGACACGGTGCGCCGCCTGATGGATATCAGGGAGATCGACAAGCTGGGCGCGGCGCTGGCGCGGTGGATCGGCCTGCTGCCGGACAGCGGCGAGGAGCAAAGCCGCGCCGAGCAACTGGAGGCCGCCGCAAAAAACTGATCGAGCGCGACCCGCTGCTTGACCTTGCGGCGTTTTACGCGCCGCGCGGCATCACGCCCGAGGAGGTTCGGCGCATGAGCCTGGCCGATCGGGCGGTGCTGCGGGTCGGGCGGGCGCGCTATTACGAGGAAACGCGGCTGGTGACCGCATGGGGCATCGCAACGGCATTCCCCGCGGAGGAGAAAAAGGAGGGCGCGCATGGCGAAAAATAAGGTCATCAACACCGTCCTCAACCTGCGCGACAACATGTCCGGCGGGCTGCTCAAGGCCGCGCAGAACGCGAAAAAGAGCGGCGCGAAAATCGATGACAGCATGATCCAGTCCACGCGGAAAGTGATTGCGTTCAAGAACAAGGCGGTTTCCGCGATGCAGGAGTTTGCGAAAAAGTCCGCGCTTGCGGCGGGCGCGGCGGTGGGCGGCCTTGCCGCCGCCTTTGTGGCGTTGGACGGCGCGACCGAGGAATACCGCGTGGCGCAGGGCAAACTGAACACCGCCTTTGACGCGGCGGGCTTCTCGGCCGACGCGGCGCGCAAAAGCTACCGCAATTTTTACGCGATCCTGGGCGACACGGACACCGCGGCCGAGGCGAGCCAGCTGCTCGCCAAGCTCGCGCAGAACGAGCGGGACGTCGGCACCTGGACGCGGATCGCAGCGGGCGTTTCCGGCACATTTGGCGACAGCCTGCCGATCGAGGGGCTGATCGAGGCGGCCAACGAGACCGCCAAGGTCGGGCAGGTGACCGGCACGCTGGCCGACGCGCTCAACTGGGCGGGCATCCTGGAGGACGATTTTAACGAGCGTCTCTCCACCTGCGGCTCGGAAGCGGGGCGCAACAAACTGATTATGGACACGCTGGCGCGCACCTACGAGGGCGCGGCGGAGGCGTTCTACCAGAACAACCGGCAGGTCGTGGACGCGCGGCGCAATCAGGCGACGCTGAGCGAGATAACCGCAAAGCTGGGCGACGCCTCCGCGACGGCTAAAAACAAGCTGTGGGAAATGCTCGGCGCGCAGGCGGACGGCAGCATCCGCGCAGGCTCGGCGCTGGAATGGCTGACCGAGAAAGCAGCCGCCTTTTCCGGCTGGGTCGCGGGACTGGACATGGACGGGCTGGCGGCACAGTTTGACCAGCGGTTCGCAGGTGCAATAGAACGCGCAGGCGATGCGATTGCGTGGTGCAAGGAGAACGGCGATCTGCTGATCGGCGGGCTGAAACTGCTTGCGGGCGCGTTTGTGCTGGTCAAGGTTGGGCAGTTCAATTCAAGTCTGAAAAACGGCATTTCAACGATCGGCGGCTTTATTGGCACGATCGCGGGAATGACTACCGCGACTACGGCGCAAGCTGCCGCAACCGGTACGGCCACGGCAGCGCAGCGCGGATTGAATGCGGCATTCAAAGCTAATCCCATCGGGTTTGTGATCACGTTAGTTGAGGGTTTGATCGCGGTCGGTGTTCTGCTGTACAAGAATTGGGACACGCTTACAAAATGGGCTGGTAGGCTGTGGGACACGGTGAAAAAGGCGTTTGGCGGCATCCGTGACGCCATTGTCGGCGCGTTTGACAGCGCAAAGGACGCGGTCGGCTCGTTTTTCTCCTGGTTGGACGATAAGATCGAGAGCGTGCCGCTGCTGGGGCAGCTATATAAGGGCGCGAAAGGCATCGGCTCCTCCTTCCTGAATTGGTTGGACGGCGCGACACGCATCCAGCCGCGCGGCAACGCGCTCGGCACGAGCTACTGGCGCGGCGGCCTGACGCGGGTCAACGAACGCGGCGGCGAGATCATCAGCCTGCCGAACGGCACGCAGATCATCCCGCACGACGTATCCGTGCGCAGGGCGGGCGGGCCGCAGGTGACGGTAAACGTCACCGTGGCGGGCAACGTGATCGGCAACCGCCAGTATGCGGACGAGCTGGGAGAAACCATTGTGCGGAATATCATCCGCGCGTGGGATAACGTATAAAGCAAAAGCCGCCCCGGGGAGGGGCGGCAGGGGCTTGCAGGATTATTCGACCTGCAGCTCGCGTTTGAGCGCGGCCTGCAGGACGGCGCTGACGTTCAGATCGGACTGGCGCGCCTTTTCGTCCAGCCAGGCGGGCAAGGTGACGTTGCGGCGCACCGTGCGGTTATCGTGCGCGCGGCGGTAGGCGTCGAAGTCTACATCGACCAGCGAGGCGATCTCGCCCGGGGCGCATTCCACTGCGGACAATGCGGACGGTTCAGGGAGCGGCTGTCCGTCGTCCTGCAGGGTAATGCCCATCAGTCCAATTGCGTCGCGCGCCATGAAGATGGCTTCGGCCATGTCCTCCCCCTGCGTATTGAGCGGGAAGTCCGGCACGGTGACCATATAGCCGCCCTCTTCGCAAGGCGTGAAGATCACAGGATAGACCTTTTTCATGTGAAAATTCTCCTTTCAGTATTGCTTCCGGCATATGCGGCGGGGCTTTATTTCAGCCCCCGCCGCCTGATGATCGCTTTTGCAACGGCTTCTTTGATTTCGCGTTGTCGGGAAACCGGCTCGTTATCGGTGCCGTTTGTGTAAATGTCGTGGTTGCCGCCGTCCCGTTTCAGCCACCAGCCGTTACGTTCCAGTAGTTTTATCAAATCCCGTCTTTTCATAAGGTGTCCTCCTTATGATTCTATTATACACATTTAGTGTGTATAAGTCAAGGGATTTTTGAAAGAAGGCGGTAAATATTTATAAGGTTATCCTATCATTCAACAACAACGAGGAGGTCATGGTGCTGCCGCATGTGCCGCCGGACTTTCCGCTGCCCGAGCCGGAGCAGCACAACGAAACCTATGAGGGCCTGAGCCGCGACTACCGCCGGATCGGCACGCTGGGGCTGCGGCCGTATACATGGGAGAGCATTTTCCCCGTGGGCCGCCGTTACCCGTTCATGCCGCCGGAGGCGAGCGACAACGGCTGGGACTATGTGGCGTTCTTCCAGCGGGGGCGCGAGCGTAAAATCCCGTTCCGCATGATCGTGCTGGACAGCGGCGGCGCGTGCCGCCTGAATACGCCTGTCACGGTCGATGCGCTCGACCTCAGCGTGCGGCGCAATGGGGACATTGCGTACAGCATCCGCTGCACCGAGTACCGGTTTGTCGTGTAAGGGAGGGACGGCATGGCACAGGAATATGCAGACGAGCATCGTCTGATCCGCTACCGCGGCGGGCGGGCGCGCGACATCACCGCCTTTGCGGGCAACCTGCAGGCCGTGGACGAGCTGAACGCGCTCAGCGTGGAGCTGTCCTTTGACGTGATCACCGCGCCGTGGGACGGCTATGTGGAGAAAAACCTCGTGACGCCGGGCGACAAGCTGCGCCTGGTCAACCACGACAGGACCGTGTTTGCCGGACAGGTGGAGCGCGTCGGGCTGGACGGCAGCGCGACCGCTTACGACCGCGGCTGGTACCTCAATAAGAGTACGATCATCCTGCAGGCGTCCGGCATAGCGGCGGACGAGGCGATCCGGCGCGCCTGCGCCAAGGCGGGCGTGGGCGTGGCCGAGGTGTGCAGCCTGCCTGCCAAAGTCACACAGGTCTGGACGGGCGACACGCCCGCGGACATCATCAGCGAGATACTGGAGGCGTGCGCGGCCGAGACCGGCAGGCAGTACCAGTATTTTGTGTCGGACGAGGGGCTGACCGTGCGGGAGCTGCCCACGGCGGCGGTCAAGGCGTACCACAAGCCCGCGGACAATCTCGCGGCGTTTGACATCACCTGGGCGCTGGGGCAGGTTTCGGGCGAGGACAGCATCGCGGAGCTGCGCAACGCGGTGGTGATCGCCGCCGAGCAGGACGGCAGGGCGTACATTGGTGCGCAGGCGTCGAACGGCGCGAGCGTGGAGCGGTTCGGCTTTTTGCAGCATGTGGAGACCGTGACAAGCGACCCGGGCGACGCGCGGCTCCGGCAGATAGCAGGCAACCTGCTCGCGCGGCTCGACCGCGTGGGGCGCACGCGCACCATCAGCGAGATATGGGGCTGCGACGAGGTGACGAGCGGCGTGGTGCTGGATTTCAACAGCCCCGCGTTCGGCGTGTCCGGCCGGAACAGGGTGACGCGCGTCACCCACCACTACGGCGGCGCGGGACACACGATGGAGCTGGAACTCGAGGCGCTGGACGAGCCGCGCGCGGCGGGTACAACGGACACGGTGAGCGTATACGGCCTGCCGGACGATATTGGCAGCGCGGGCGGCGCGGACGGTGTGACGGTAGGCGGTGGGGACGGCTCGGCCGCAGCCTTTGTGTCGGCCGCGCAGGGAGAAGTCGGCTACCGCGAGGGCGCGGGCAACCGGAACAAATACGGCCAGTGGGCCGGTATGGACGGCGTTGCCTGGTGCGTGATCTTTGTCTGCTGGTGCGCGGCGCAGGCGGGCGCGCCCATCCCGACCGGATACAGCTATGTCGGGGACATGTCGAGCTATTTCCAGTCGCGCGGGATGTACCGCACGGTGGCGAGCGGCTACATCCCCAAGGCGGGCGACCTGATGATACAGGGCGACCGGCACATCGGCATCGTGCGCAGCGCGTCCCGCGCGGGCGTGCAGACCGTGGAAGGCAACTATTCGGACAGCGTGGCAAATGTGACGCGGTATTACAGCGAGATCAGCGGCTTTTGCACGCCGTGGGGGTAAACAGGCATGGCATATGATTATGAAATGGCGCAGCGGCTCCGGCGGCTCGGCCGGTATCAGCCGCCGCCCGCGTGGCATGAGGCGGTATGCGCGGCGGTTTCGCCGCCGACCTTTTCCGTGATGGAGGGGAACGCCCTCTTTACTGCGGAAAACGGCCTGACCATGACGGCGACCGCCGCCGCGCGGGAGTGGCACAGCGGCGACAAGGCCGCGGCGGTCCTGTCCGGCGGCTTGCTGCTGGTGATCGACAAAATATGAAAAAGCCGCCCCGAGGGGCGGCGAGGATGGACAAGGAACGACGGCGTGTGCTATAATACAGGCGGACGCTGTTACATATGGCGGTCAGCCCACTCCCCATGAAGGGGGTGATGCTTTATGAGACGATTCGTAAGAATTGTGATATGGGCAATCCTGTTGCTACATATTTTGCTTATAAAAGCGCGTTGACCGCTCGGTGGCACCCGAAACGGTCAACTTGTGTTGAGTGTAAGTAGGGGCTGACCGCTGTAACAGCGTCCCTTTGTATCTGTATTATAACGCGCGCGCCCCGTCTTTGTCAAGCCGCCCACAAGGGACGGCAGGCGTAGACAAAGAACGACGGCGTGTGCTATAATACAGGTGGACGCTGTTACATATGGCGGTCAGGCTCATTTTCCCCCGTTCGTCTCGGGCGGAGGGAGGTGAGGCGAATGTGGAGAAAAGCCTTTCGGCTTCTGATATGCGCAAGCGTGCTGCTGCGTATTTTATCCATAAAAGCGTTCTGACCGCTCGGCTGGTACCCAAGCGGTCAGAGGTTTAACTTTGATTGCATAAGGGCCTGATCGTTGTAACAGCGTCCCTTTGTATCTGTATTATAACGCGCGCGCCCCGTCTTTGTCAAGCACGGCAAGGACGGGGCGCTTTTGTTTTGCAGGGAGGTGTATCAATGACGCAGACCATCTTTCCGGTGATCCCGACCGACATCCCCGCGCAGGCGGCGGCCGGCATCGGCCGCGCGCCCGCGTTCCAGTGGGAGGAGGATGGCCGGAGCGGGGCGTTTCAGCTGGTGGACGGGGCGCTGAAAGAGCGGACGGGCGTGGAGGCGGTCAAACAGTGGTTTGAGCTGATGCTGCGGCAGACGCCGGGCGCTGTACCGGTTTACCGTACGGACAGCTCGACCCTGCCGGGCGTGGACCGCACGCTGCTCGACCGCCGCATGCCGGAGGGCTGGGTGCAGGCCGAAATCGAGCGGAACGTCCGCGAGACGGCGGCGTTCTGCCCGGCGGTGCGCACGGTGGACAGCTTCGCGTTTACGCGGCTGCGGCGCGGCCTGCAGGTGGCGTTCACCGCGCGCCTGCACACGGAGGAAACAGTGGAGGTGAGCGCCTATGTCGGCGGCGAGTGATATCCTGCAGGAGTTGCTGGCGGCAATGCCGGACAGCTATCAGAAAACCATCGGCTTCCCCACCTACGACCTGCTGGCGGCCGCCGCGCTGCGCATGGAGGGGACGGACGCCGAGCTTGAGGCGGCGAAAGCCAAGCTCGACCCTGAAAACCTGACGGGGGACGAGCTGGACCGCTATATCTTCCCGCGCACCGGCCTGGAGCGCCGTCAGGCGACGTTCGCGCACGGCGTGGTGCATGTGACCGGCACGGGGACCGTGAGCGAGGGCGACCTGTTTGAGAGCGGGGGCGGCGTGCAGTTTTACGCCACGCAGGCCGTCCAGATCACCGGCGAGGGCGATGTACCCGTGACCTGCCGTCAGGACGGGGCGGCGGGCAACCTGCCCGCGCACAGCGTGACGCAGATGCCGGTGACGATCGCGGGCATATCGGCCTGCGACAACCCCGCACCCATGACCGGTGGCTACGACGAGGAGGACGACGCGGCCTATTACGAGCGGCATCTGCTCAAGGTGCGCACGCCGCCCACGTCGGGCAACATCTACCAGTACCAGAGCTGGGCGCTGGAGGTCGCGGGCGTGGGCCGTGTGAAGGTGTTCCCGCTGGGCCACGGGGACAACACGGTGGACGTGGTGCTGGTGGACAGCACGGGCCAGCCCGCGGCTGAGGAGCTGGTAAAGTCGGTGCAGGACTACATCGATCCGGACAGCACGGGCGAGGGCTACGGGCAGGCTCCGATCGGGGCGCGGTGCTATGTCAGCGCGGCGACGGGAAAGGCCGGTGCCGTCTCCTGCACGGTGTCCAAACTGAACACCGGAGACGAGGACGGGGCAGTGACCGCAGCGGTCAAGGCGGCGATTGCGGACTATCTGGCCGAGATCGCGTTTGAGCAGGATTTTGTCAGCTACGGCCAGATCGCGGCGGCGATCCTGAGCGCGGAGGGCGTACTGGATTTTGAAAACCTTGCGGTAAACGGCGGCACGGCCAACGTTGCCATAGGGGAGCGGGAGTGCGCCGTACTCGGGGAGGTGGCAATTACCTATGCCTGAATATGACGACATGCTGCGCAGCCTGCCGTCCGCATACCGGCGCGACCCGTGGGTGACCGGCCTGCTGGGCGCGGTGGCGGGCGTGGACAGCGCCCAGCGCGCGGACGCTGCCGAGACCGCGGACCAGATGTTTCTGGACAGCATGACCTGGCTGCTGCCTGTTGAGGAGCGCGAGGCGGGGCTGACGCCCGAAAAGGGCGCGTCCATCGAGGACCGGCGCGCGGCGCTGGCCGCGAAATGGCGCAGCCTGTCCGGCAAGTGCGACATTGAGCTGATCCGCACCATCTGCGGGAGCTGGAACGGCATCGCGGCCGAGGTGACCTATGACGGGGTATCGTGCGTTACGATCCTGTTCCGCTCCACGGCAGGCATGCCAGGCAACATGGAGAGTGTGCGGCGCGCGCTGCGCGAGGTCATCCCCGCACACCTGCGGTATGAGATCACCGCGGCGCTGCTGCGCCAGGGCGGGAGCCGGACGTACAGCGCGGCCGCAGGGACGCGGGCCAAACATTACGGAGAACACGAGGTGATGCTATGAGTTGGACAAATGCGGCGGTCACGGCCGCGGGACACGCCCTGCAGGCGGCGCTCGTCGGCACGGGCAAGGGGCTGGTATTCACGCGCGCGGCAAGCGGCGCGGGGCTGGCCGCCGGAACGCTGGAGGAGCAGACCGCAGTCACGGACGAGCGGCAGGCGCTCTCCCTGCAGCCCGCGCAGGTGCTGGAGGGCGCAAAGGTACGGGTGCGGGCGGTACTGGTCAACACCGGCCTTTCGGCGGGCTACACCATGCGCCAGCTTGGCTTTTACGCGCGCGCCGAGGACAGCGGGGACGAGGTGCTGTATGCGCTGGTGCAGGACGAGGCGGGCGACCCCATCCCAGCCGCAGCGGAAAGCCCGGGCTTTTCGGTGGACTGGACGTATGTTTTTAGTTTTGGCAACGCGGCCAAAGTGACGGTGGAGCTGGACCCTGCGGGTGTGATCGGCTGGGGCGCGGTCGGCCAGCCGGACGGCGTGGCGGGGCTTGGGCCGGACGGCAAGGTGCCGGAGGAGCAGCTGCCGGATATGACGGTCGATTTGTCCGGCGACAAGGCGGCCGGTATCCTGCCGCTGGCAAAGGGCGGCACGGGCGCGTCAGCGGCGCAGGGCGCGCGGACTAATTTAGAGGTGGCAAAGCCGGTGCGGACGACGGTGTCGTTCCCCACGGCCGGCTGGACGCTGTCCGGCAGCGTATACACGCAGACGGTGAGCTGCAGCGTGGCGAAAGCGGCCATGAAATACGCCAACATCGGCCCGCAGTACTCCACGGATGCGTCCGCGCGCAAACTGGAGCAGGAGGCGTATGCCCTGATCGCCTATGTCGATACCGCGGACGGGCAGCTTGTGGCTACCTGCTGGGGCAACGAGAAGCCCGCGGTCAACCTGACGCTGATATTCGAGGGAGGGGTGGACTGATGCGGACAATAGCGGGCGGGGGCGGCGTGAAAGAGCCGTCGTTCAAGGTATCCTCTATAAAAAAGGTCGAAGTCCCCAGTGGAGGAAGCCTGTATGTGGGGGACTACCGCATGGTTGCGGCAGCGGCGAGCAGTAACCGGTATCAGGTGCTTTTCCCTGACTATGGATTCTATATTGATGTGGATTATAACAACGGCAGTATTATTTCATCGAGTCAGTTTAATAAGAACCACTATAACCAGAACACCAAAACGCTGACATGGCAATACGGCGATCAATCCCCGATGTATGGCTTCAAATAGGGAGGTGCATCAATGAAGCTGCTTACAAACGATAAGACCTATGAGGGCGTCACGTTCCGGCCGACGGCGGACGGGTGCGTGATCACGGCGCGGGAGGCCATAGAGCCGGGCGGGGTACTGGTGATAGAGGCGGACGACGGCGCGGAGCTGTGCCGCTACACGGTGGCGGACTGGCTGCGGTGCGAGACGGACGGGGGTACGCTGACGCTATCCAACAGCCCGGCGCCGGAGCCGCCGCCCGCGCCAGGGCTGGACACGCTGCGCGAGGCGCGGCAGGAGGCAAACAAGCAGGCGCTCGCGGACTGGCTGGCTGCGCATCCGCTCGCCTGGACGGACGGCCAGACCTACGGCGTGACGCAGGAGGATCAGGATGAGCTGGCGCTCAACCTGATGCAGTACCAGCTTGCGGTGCAGGCGCGGCAGGAGGCGGTGCTGGAGTGGCATGCGCAGAAGCAGGCGTGCAGGGTATTCACGGCGGAGGAGTACACGGCGCTCTCGCTGGCGATTGCCGCGTATGTTTACCCGTACCGGCGGTATCAGGAAACGGTCAAGGCCGCGATCTGGGCGGCGGAGAGTGAGGAGGAGATCAATGCGGTGCAGATCGATTACAGCACGGTCGCTGGCGCTGCATAGCGGCATGGCCGTGCTCGGCGGGCTGGCGTACATGGGCATAGAGCTGCTCTGGCGAGGGCGCACCCATTGGACGATGGGCGTGCTGGGCGGCGTGTGCTTTGTGCTGATCGGCCTGCTGGACGAGGTGCAGGAGCACCCGCCGCTGCCGCTGCAGATGCTGCAGGGCGCGGCGATCGTGACAGGGCTGGAGCTGCTCGTGGGGCTGGTGGTCAACCGCTGGCTCGGCTGGGGCGTGTGGGACTACTCGGACATGCCCTGCAACCTTTGGGGGCAGGTATGCCCGCAGTTTTCGGCGGCGTGGTTCGGGCTGAGCTTTGTTGCCGTAAAGGTGGAAAACCTGCTGCATTGGCTTCTAAAAGGAGGAAAAAGTTGTGAAAACAGCGAAAAATAATCGTGGGGGGTGCTTAAAGCACGGTTTAAGTGCGGATTTTCCCAAAACGGCACAGAGGGGCGGTGCCGCGTATGAGATGCAACATGACGCGGGAGACCGCGCAAGCGGTTTCGCCAATACAATACTTCAAAACAGCGACCGTGGAAATTCCGAATTACAGTACTTCTTATACAATAAACATGGGGTTCACACCAAAAGCTGTGCTTCTGATAACAGACAAACATGTAGCCTTTGGATGCGCGCTGACAGGGTTTTCTGTTACAGTACAAGGTCAAAATCATTGGGACGATATGCTGGAAATCGTATCGAATGGGATCCGGTTGAGCGGCAGCCTTTATCCAAGCTCAAATCTCTGCTATGTCGCCTTTGGATAGCAGGCCGCCGGAAGGCGGTGGCCGTATGAGGTGTATCATGGCGGGGCAGGCTGGCGTTGAGGAGATGCAGTGCTACACATACACAAAGGAGATCTCGACCGCTAACTACACCGAGCCGCTGCGCATCCCGAATCAATTTACGATAGAGGGGGAGCTGAGGCTGTACGGGCATGTACCGCTGTACAATTACGGCGGCAAAATGTCCGGCACGTTTGAAAACACGGTTTACGCTGGTGACGAGATGCCTGGCTCCGCAACGCTGACTATATCAGAAAGCGCGCAGTATATCACAGTGGCCGCGCCCTATGGCTTTATGCATGGGAACACAGTGCGGGTGCTGCTGATGAAAACGCGCAACAGTTAGCGGAAAATGCCGATATGCTGCTGGAAAGGAGTTAAAATGCTTCAAAAAGTTCTGAAAAAGCTCAAAAAATGCGGGGGGGGGGTATCTAAACAGCGATTTAGATACACATATCCCGACATTGGCACCGAAAGGCGGTGCCGGAAATGAGGTGCATCATGCACGGACAGACGGCGGCCGCTGCGCCGCAGATCGTGGAATATGTAAAGGAGAGCTTTGCCGATCAGGAAACCTGGGAGGTGTGCGGCGCACCCAAAAACGATACGCTGATCTCTACTTATTATTCGTACCGGACAGGGACGTATATTTCAGTGTACGCCTACCACGCTGGTACGCAGACCGTATCCAAACTGTTCTCAACATCCACCTATGTCGCAATAAGCGTTCAGAGCGGAAAGATCATTGCAACGCAAAATGCCAACAATTCGGCCGAACGCGGGCGAGTGGTGCTGACCGTATAATCGGCCGCCGAAAGGCGGTGCGGGGATGAGGTGTATCATGCAACAGGCAGGGGTTACCGCAGGGACGGGAGGATGGATGCGGTTTCAGGCGCGGGTGAGCTATACCGGCTCCCAGCTGCGCGGGAAATCGATCACAATTTCCCCGGAGGCAGGGGAGATGATTCGGGTGGAGGACAAAAATGGGATTGTACAGCTCGTAAATCCCGTTGAGGTCGGGAGCAATACGCTGTCGATCGGGGGTAACGTCGCCTCAATACGGGCAAGCCCTGATGATGTATACCGCATCTTATCTGGGTATACCAACGGCGTCTGCGATGAGCGCGTACCTCAGCGCTGTCCAGCTCGGCACGCTGGAAGCGTAGGCAAAACAAAACCGCCCCATAGGGACGGTTTAACGCGGCTGGACAAACCAGCGGCCATCCGCGTGCCAGATCAGAGTCCGGTGCTTGCCGATGAATATGCCGTGTTCGGTGGCGCACAGGTTGGGATCATACCGGCAGCCGAGGTATTTGGTAACAGTATAGGTTTTCCCGTGCATGGTGATGCGGTACGGCTCGACCGCCCCGCCAACGGTGCACGTCTCGACGATCACGCCGGTAAAGTTGCGCGCCCTGCGCGAGATCAGCGCGGGGTTGATCGTGGCGTTGCCGCTGGCCGGATCATCATAAAACATGGCGATCACCTCTCTGCCTTATTATAACGCCGCAGAAAGGGACACGACAACATGCAACTTATGGAAAGGGGGCGGTGCCTATGGGCATTTGACCGGAGCGCGTCAAGATAAGACGCTGCACACCCATAGGGTGAGGACATAAATCAACCACGGACAGGCCGTAAGGCCGGAAAGGATACTGTTATGAACATCTACATTAAAAACGACGCGGAGATTCAGGCCATCGCAGCGGAGGGCAAGGTACACGGCATCGGGAACATCCTCGACGTATATGACAACCGTCACGGCCTCGCGCGCGACTTCAAGGCGCGCAAGGCGTATTACGAGCATAAGGGCTATCCGGTGAACGAACTGCTGGAGGCCGAGGCCGCAAAATAACAGGGAGGAGGTGACGGGGCGGGTAGAACCGCCCCACCATCTATGCCAATAGAGGTAATCGTGGCGGGCATGAGCCTGATCGGGACGCTGGCGGGTACGTTCGGCGGTATCCTGATATCCTCCAACCTGACGGGCTATCGTATCGAGCAGCTGGAGAAAAAGGTGGCCGAACACAACAAAATCGTCGAGCGCACCTATAAACTGGAGGGGCGCATGCTGGAGGCGGAGCATGATATCCGCGACATGAAAGGGAGTTTTGTCTATGAACCTGAAAGTAAGAATTAAGAACCCCGTGTTTTGGGTGCAGATCATCCTCGGCGCGTTTGCGACGGCGCTGGCCTATGCGGGCCTGACCGCCGCCGATATGACGACCTGGGCGGGCGTGTGGGAGATCATCAAAGGCACGGTGAGCAATCCCTACTGCCTGTTCCTGGTCGCGTGCAATGTCTGGAGCGCGCTCAACGACCCGACCACCAGCGGCGTGACCGACAGTGATCGGGCGAAAACCTATAAGCGCCTTTGCAGAAATAAAAAAAGCCGCCCGATGGCGGCAAATATAGACAAAGGGCGGCGCACGATGGTATAATATGTCGGGCGCTGTCGTTCCCAGCGGCGGGCGGTTATAGCCACTCCCTTGCGAAAGGGGGTGATAGCTTGTGTGGTGGAAACTGTTTCGTTTCACTGTATGCACGGCATGTTTGCTTTACATACTGACCATATACGCAAAATGACCGCCCTACCCTTCCAAAAGTAAGCGGTCATTTCACCATTTGCTTTAAGGGCTAAACCGTCTGCCGGCAGCGCCTCTTTGTATAGATATTATACCACAAGCCCCTCCTGTGTCAAGGCGGGGCTTTTTATTGTAGATTGAAACTGAGGTGATTTTTTTGAAAATCCTTTTGATTGCCGGACACGGCGGCACGCCATATGACAGCGGCGCGGTTGGCTGCGGCTATACGGAGGCGGTGGAGACACGGCGCATGGCGAACGCGGTTGCGCCACTGCTGCGGAGTTACGGCTTTGAGGTCGCACTGTACGACCAGAGCAGGGACGCTTACAAGGTAGTGACGCAGGGCGGCAGCCTGCCGCTTTCCGGCATCTCCTATGTGCTGGAGTTCCACCTGAACAGCGCGGCAAACGACCCGAAAGGCAACGGCCGCACGACGGGTACGGAGATCTTCGTGCATACAAACGAGCAGGGCGTGGGCGTGGAGCAGGCGATCCTGCGGCGCGTCTGTGCGCTGGGATTTACCAATCGCGGCATCAAGCGCTCAAGTGGGCTTGCCGTGCTTAAGCATGTGTTTAAGCGCGGCGTGAGCCATGCGCTCGTCGAGACGTGTTTTATCGACGATAAGGACGACATGGAACTGTATGGAGCAAAATTTGACGCTATCGCAAAGGCCATTGCAGACGGCGTGGCCGAGGGCTTCGGCAAAACGGTACAGGATGAGGAGGACGATACCGTGACACAAGCAGAATTTGAGGCGATGTACGACAAGATAAACCCGCTGTACAAGACGATTAGCGACGTGCCGGACTACTGGAAGCAGAAGGTACGGGAGATGCTGGACAGCGGCGCGATCAACGGCGGCACGGCGGATAATCCGGACGACATCAACATGCGCCATGAGGCGCTGCAGGCGGCGATCGTTGCGTATCGTGCGGCGAATAAATAACGGTGTTCATCTTGGACACAGGAAAGCCCCGGCCGGGAGGTCGGGGCTTATTTTTACCAACTTGATCATTTTAAGTCAATAATGGAAATAGATATTAGTATGAGTGATAGATAGGCATTATCTAAAGAGGAAACTGCTGTTTGAGCTTTAATTGATGGGGGAAAGATTCTTTTATAAAATGCATAGAATTTTACAGAGAGTTATTGAAAATTATAGGATTCATGATAAAATAGGGGTGAAAGGAGGTGAGCGCATGTATTCTGCGAAGCAAGTTGCTCAATATATCATCAACAAGTGCTCTATTGAGAAAAGACCGGTAAGCAACCTAAAACTTCAAAAATTGCTTTACTTTGTTTGGATCGAGTATCGCAAGCGCACAGGCAAGAATTTATTTGATGATAAGATCTATGCGTGGCAGTTTGGTCCGGTAGTTCCTGAAGTATATTATGATTACTGCGCTTATGGCGGCATGGATATCGATAGGCGGTATGAAGATGATGAAATAGAAATTAGGGCGGAGGACAAGGCGATTTTGGATGCATCGCTCGCCGGATATCTGAACTGTTCGGTCAGCCGACTGGTCAACATGACGCATGAACAAGGAAAACCGTGGTATAAAGTATATGTCGAACAGGAAGGCGTCAAACAGGAAATTCCTTTCAGCTTAATTGAGCAGATGGAGTGCCAGTAATGCTATCTGAACAAACAAGAGAGCGAGAAAACCAATTAAAGGATCTTATTCGAGAATTGTCAAATAAAGCGATAGATGAGTAAAGCTGTGAAGAAATCACGAGGCGATTCGCGGCAATATACGAGGGTGGTTTTCGGCATCGCTATTCTGTGTTTCACCCGCTGTTACAAGAAATCATGGCTTCATCAGATGCAGAACAAGGAGTTTCGGAGTTTCTTACTGTAAATTTGAATACGATAAGCGCATATATTGAGAACAAATATATCAATAACGGCCAAGGTGAGCACACCAAGATATATCGACCAATCTATAAGCTGTGTGATCATATCAATCTTGAGATGACTAAATGAGCAGCGGACTCAAGAAAGTCGATTGCAGGAGTTGTATGCCAGGATTGGCGCTGCGCAGACCAAGTTAAAGCGCGCTAAGGTAGACGCAGAGAAAGCCCGTAAAAAGGTAAGTAAGGCGCAAACAGATATGCTGGCCATTTTAAGTGTTTTTTCAGCAGTTATACTGGCGTTTATGGGTGGCATGACCTTCTTGGGTGGTGCAATGAGCAGCATCAGCGAAACACGCATATACAAGTTTGTTATCGCATGTTGCATCTGCGGCTTCATCATTTTCAACACAATCTTTTTGTTGCTGTACATTATATCAAAAATTATCGAGAAGCCAATTTACGCACGATGTGAAAGCCTTGATTGCACCTGTGATCATGGTAAGCCAAAGTGTGGTGCATTGAACAGGGTTCGGAAAAGATTGCCCTATGTGTTCTATTTCAATGTTTGTACATTGGCCCTGCTGTTGTCGGTTGTTTTTGTCCAATATGGAATTCCTGCGCTGAAATCGTGGGATGACACGCAAGCAGCAACGGATGTGCCGATGTCAGAGGCTGTTTCCGATAATGGTACAAGCGATGATAGTGGAGTGTGTCCTGAGAATATAAAGGCATCAGAATAAAATAACAGTGTTCAAGTTGGACACGGGGAAATACGGTGATGTACAACTGTTGCAAAATCGTTGCAAGGAGAGTTTTTGCGATGTTGTATATGTGCAGATATATCTGCGTAAAACGGCATAATCTATGCTACTACTCACACGCGAGAGGTCGTGGGTTCGAGCCCCGCCAACCCCACCAGTGAAAAACCGTCACGAAAGTGACGGTTTTTTCGTTTTTTGAGGACGGGGAGCCGCGTCCGGCGTTCATTCGGGACGCTGGTTTTTGCGCCGGAGGTGCGTGACGAGCTGGTGGACCAGGGCGATATCATCGCCCGTCAGGCCATCGATGGAGATGGTCTGCGTTTGCGGTACGCAGAGAATAAAATCGGTCGACACCCCAAAAAGCTGCGCCAGTTCGACGATATACTGCGTGCTGGGGACACTGATGCCCATTTCCCAGGCGTTCACGCTGGAGCGCGTGATATCCAGGCGGCCCGCAAGCTCGGCTTGCGACAGGCCGAAATTTTCACGCAGCGTCTTGATGCGTTCGGCTGTTGCTATCAT